CCTGCTTCGCTAATTGCTTGTTCACTATTAAAAAAGCTGAACTACTTAGTAAATGTTTCATATTACTTCTATTTCGTGTTGATAATTTTGAAGGGCTAACTTACACAATTCTAATTGATTGTAAAAGTCTTTGTAAGAAACTTTAACATCTTTCCCAAATTTACCTGAAACAATACGTATAGTTGTCTGATGTTTTGAGCTGTCGTGTATTCCATTCTTTCTCAAGTGTTCCTGTAAATTATACAAGTCAATAAAAGTCAATTTAGCGTCTTTTATTTCAGCATATGCATTGTAAACTTTATTGAATGTATTACGATATAAAGGGAATGAAGAATAGTTAGCTGAGTGACATCTTTCATAATGGTTCACGCTTGTTCTATTCCTGTCTAATACTTTAGCAATTACTTCTCTGTGAGTACCATCTTCAATTCTTGCAATCATAGCTGCAATCATTCTTGGTACTTGGTATTTTATCTTTCTGCATTTCAAAGCTAGTGAGCCTTTAGGCAACCCTACTAAACTTGTAGTAAGGTCGCAAAGGTTTTTAAAATTGTCTTCTGTATTCATCTTAAAAAGGTAAATCTTCTTCAGCTTCTCCGTTCTGTATTTTGTCTGAAGATTTGTTGCTTTGGTTAGTGAAAAAGTAGCCGTCTATATTGTGAAAATATCTTCCGTTATATTCTCTTGAATAAACATTACAAAGAACTGATACCTCCATACCTATTTCTAGCTTGTTCATTTGCTTTAATTTATCACCAAAAGCACTTATACATACTTCATTGTTAAACTCTCCGCCTGTATCAATTACTATTGATTGCTTTTGCCATTCTTTACCTGCTTTAGATGTTCCTGTTTCTAATTCAAGTTTTCTTAATACTGTTCCTGTTACTTCCATTTTAATTTATTTATTTAGTTATTACTCTTTTTAAAGTCTTCTGCTTCATCTTCTCCAAATACTCCTAATTCATAGAACCCTGTTAGCTTTAGTACAGCTCTTGACATTGCTCGTTTCTCTGCCATTTCCATTGTGTACCAAGTGTTAGTGTTTCCGTCTTTAAACCCTGCTCCTTTCAAAGCTGAACCAAAAGTTTGAATTGCCTTACCTTCTTTTCTTGCATTGGCTTTTACTACGCAAAAATCTTTTTCACATTTAATAACATCATAGTCTATGTTAATGTTTTCCAAAGCTTGTATCTTATCAATACCGCTTCTTGTCAAGATGATGTAGTGCTGATGTTTAAACACGTCATCTTTGGTTAGATTGTACTTAATGTACTTTTCTTTTAGTGCTTCTGTTTTCATATATTCTACCTATGTTAATTGGCTAGGATTTTTGCCTGTTAATAATTTTGTTAAAAATACTAAACTAAATTTATTATAGTTGGTAAGCTGTCGTTATTTTTATAGTGTGTTTCATAGATTGGTTTTAGTTCTACATCCCAACAGTCTTTTTGTTGCCAACCTTTAGTCTTTAGCATTTCACAAGCTTTTCTGTAGCATTGTAAAGTAGTTCCTATAACAACAACTGAACGGCTGTTATAAGCTAAATCATTTCCGCCTGAACTTGTTACCTTAGCTGCTATGTAATCAGGTTTTAACAGCCATTCTTCAGCTATTACTTTTTTATCATCTATTAGCTTCCCTGTAATAAAAGAAATCTTAGGTTCGCTATAATCTACATAAGTAGAAAATTCTAGGTATTCTGCGTCTTGTCTAGTCATATTAATAGTTTTGAATATAAATTAATGTAGCTAATATTGAAGCTCCTATTATACATAAGTGAGCAACTACATCTAACATCTTGTTTGTTCTTGTTCTCTTTTGCTTTGTTAAATTTGTAATACTGTAATTTTGAACTCTATTTTTTTTAAAAAAGTTTATTAATTCATCTTCATTTAAAAAATAAGTTGCGTTTGTGTTTTTGTTTACTGTTTTAAAGTTTTCCATTTCTTGATTATTTTTGGGGGTTTTTACACCCCCTGTTTAATTTTTTTATTTATAAAGTCCTGAAGTAAAAGTAAACCCTGCAAACATTTGATTTAAAGCCTTTGCATTTTCAACTGTTGATACTTCAATTTCTAATCTTCCGCCCCATTTAGAAATATTTACTTTAGCGTTTAGATTGTTGTATTTGTTGTTTAATGTTTCTGCTAGTTGGTTGTAATCTTGATTTGTCATTTTGTTTGTTTTTAGTTATTTATTTAATTTTGATGGTACAAAGATACAATAAAAAACTTATTGACAAAACTTTTAACATACTTTTTAACTAAAAATATTAAAAAAAGTTATCCCTTATCTAGTAAATGATACTAAAATAAATTTAAAAAAGATTGAAATTAGTTGAAAAAGAGGTTAAAAAGTGTTAAAAATAGTGAACTAATCTTGCTATTTGCCCTGATTTTTTTGAATGTATGAAGCCTTCTACTGCTTTTTGTACTCCACAGAAGCCTTTTCTATTGTGCCAACTATCAGTTCCGCTTGGTGAACGCATATACTCAACTGTTACACCTATAAAGTCTTTAGCGTCTAGCCATTTGTATTTAACTTTATGGTGAATGTGGTGTAAATACCAATATCTGTATTTAGTTTCAGCCCATTCTTGCGGTTTTTCGTTTGCCATTAACATAGGGAGCTTATCCATTTTAGCTCCGTCTCCGTGTTCAAGTCCTATAAGATTAGAACCATACTTATAATATTTTCTATGTGCTACTGATATGTCAAAAGTTACATCATTTGTATTTCTAAACCAAGACTTTAAAGAGTGTGCTAAATGAAAGCCGCTTTGATAATCGTGATTAGACATAGAATGAACTACATCAACAGGAGCAACCTCTCTTAGTATCTCAACACATTTAACATATAGTTTTAAAGCTACTTCAAAATGTTGCCACCATTTACCGTCTGCATCTTGTGGTGTACCTGCTGTAGTCGTGTTATATACATTGTCAATATGTAGAATATCGTTTCCTACGCAAAATAAAACCCTATCAATACTAAACCCCTGAGCTTTGCTAATAAGTCCTGTAACGCCTTCTAAAACTCTATTGTAAGCAATCTCTGTATTATAGTCATCTCCTGTTTCTAAAGCTACTCCTAGTTTGCCTATATGAATATCAGCAGGGTTTATAACTAATAGGTGTTCACCTTTAACTCTTTTAATTGTTGGGTATTTTGGAGAGTAGTCTTCTATTAGACTTTGTATGTCTTCAAGTAGTTCTAATTTATCAGTTCCGTATTGTTCTTTAGTAACTATTGAAAAACGTAACTCCCCTGACATACTTTGCCAATGTTTAACGCTTACAATATCCTTTTTATTTATACCCCTATCTTTAAGGTGAATATCTAAAGCAGTATTGCCGTTAATGTTTTGTAAATCCTTTCCCCTGCTTTCATTGATTAACTCAACTTCTTCAGGAGAAAGTCTTATTCTTGTTCCTGCCAAAATTTACTTTTTAATATCAGCAATTCCTTGACCTAATACAAGTGCTGAAATACTTAGTAATATTCCTTTTACTTCTTCTGCGTCCAATCCAAATTTTTCGCTTAATACAGTTGTTAAAATNCCAACTACTGTGTACCAAAATTTACGACTACTAAACATATTCATTAAAATTCCGTTTACGTACTTTTCTAAAAACTTTTTCATAACTATTTATTTTTGATTATTAAATTAATGTTTTCGCCGCCTAAATTAAGTATTTCTTTGATAACTAAATCCATAGCTAAGCGAGAGTTTTCAACAATGTTTTGTTGACGACCGTTTCCTAATAGAATACAACCGCTTGTGTCTTTAGCTGTATTTCCTATATGAAATAAGATATAACTTCTATTAGGAACATCCTGAACTAATAAATGTAAGTAATCCCTAGTTGCTGACTCTCTAGGAAGTCTTAATCTTACTTTGTATTGACCTTCAGGAATACAGCTTATGTTTCTTTGATTATCTAACCAAGGATTTTCTAAGGTATCACAAAAACTTTCTCCATTAATAAAAAGTTTACCAATAGTAGATTCTTTTGTGAATGTATCTCTAATTAAAAGAAGATTAACGCCCTTGTCCTCTGTAGGCTTTTTTATAGCCGTTCTGTCCTTTACTTGCGTTCTTTGAGTGTACACCCTTTCTTTTCTTTTTAATGCTCTTAAAAGAGCTTGTAACAACATTACGAGCCATCTATTTATTTTTTTCAAATTGAATGAATTTATATACAGTAAAACCAATTGCTAGAGTCAAGGAAACTAGCGTTAGTATTTCGTTACAATCAGTTATGCTGAATGCTATTGCTGAGGTGTTAGCTAACCCTACTTGTAGAGTGTCTCTTACTTCTGTCATTTTGTTTTGTTTTTTTATCTAAGTAGGTCTTTAGCTTAGTAACATTTTTAGTTTTTGGTTTATAGTGTTTCTTCATTAATCAGAAGCGTTTAAAAAGTTTCTCAATGTAAGTTTAGTTCCCTGTCTCATTGGTCTTTCTAGGTTCATCCCATTATAATAAGCGTTTTGGTCAGGTGAAATATCAGCCCCACTATTAGTATTGTATTCAGGAAAGCTTGAAATATTGTTAGTGATATACTTAATCATTCTTTCTGTAAAATATTCAGCATTGTTCCTTACTTCTTCTCTAAGGTGCTGAGCTTCTTCTGTACTTAAAGCCGTTCCTGTTTCTGAAGTCTTTGAATAGATGTTACCGTTTTCCGTTTTAAAGCGTAAATAAGGAATGCACATATGAAACGCCCAAGAAGGTAAACAGTCGCCTATATACTCATCTACTAAAGTCTTGTAAGCTTCATTACCTACATTACCTATTGTACCTGCTGTAATTAAACTTTCTAATTTTTCGTAAAGTGTAGTTCCTAATTTTGTTTCTATATAAATACGCTGTGCCTGTAACACATAAGGTAACAAGATTTCAGGGTCTACATTTAAGTTGATTGCTGTGCTGTCTTTCAGCTTTGCTTCTGATATAAATAATACGTATGCCATTATCTTACATTTTTATATTTAGCAATTAGTTCAGGGTTCACAAAGCCATGATTAGGCATATCGTGTGGAGCAACTGAAACTTCTTGTGCGTTTCTTGGTAACTTTACACCCCTGCTTTTTGCTTCTGTTGATGTTATTATTTTGTCTGTATTTTTTGGTCTTTTCCCTTCTTGTACTAGTATGATTCTGAACCACTTATGTTTACATAGTGCGCCGCCTTTCCATTTCCAAATACTATATTTTGCAGCTCCACCTTTACCCCAACCCGGATTAACTGCCCTTCTACCCATAGCAATAATATCTTCCTTACGATATATTTTATTAGTGCTTGTCATTTTTCTGCAAAAATCCCTTTCCCCTGTTAAACTTCCTGTATATCTGTAACGAACTCTGTAAATGTCGTCTACATATTCAGTTTGTTTACTCTTTTGGTCTTGTCCTGACTTTCTGTTGGGATAAGCTGCACCTGTACTAGCAAATTCGTAATACTCAGAATGTAATTCTGCTTCAAAGTCAAAGTCTTCAATTTCTTCTTCTGCTTCTTCTTCTGAAATTATTTCGTAACCCTCAGGTATTTCTTCTCCAAATTCTTCAATAAATTTATCAAGCTCAGTTGCCTCAGTTTTAGCAAGTTTAACATCTTGTTCAACTGTATCTTCTTCTCCTAAAGGTTCAAGCCCTAAGTCAGAACGTATTTCGTCAACAGTCATAACTTCTCTTATTGTCTTAGAATCAAACTGTACTGTAATAGGTTTTAATTGAACAAACTCAACAGGCAAGTCTATATTATTTACTGAGAATATAGTCTGCAAAGTGTTTAAGATGTTTAATTGGAAGCCACGAACAACAGTATTTTGATAAAAATTAGCTGCATTTATAAGTTCGTCTGCATTACTAGAAAAGCCGTTAGCTGTATCAATACCCATTAAAGTTTTAGATGTAATTCTGTGAGCTGCACAAATATTTGAAACTAAAAGCTCCTGAAGTGCTAAATATTGTTTGTCTGCGTCAGATACGCTTATAGGTGTTATTTCAGGTGTTCTAGTCTTATCATCTGAGAATGTTAAAATAAATTTGCCCGAATTTGCGGCACCCACGAATTTATCAGTAAGACTTTGTTCTATTTGTCTTCTTTCTTCTTGCGTAGGCACACCATTAGCAAAAGAAATAAAGTAGCTCCCACTAAATCCATTTTCTATATTGTTTAAATGAAACTCTGCGACTCTTTGGTCTACTAAAGCCCAATTGCAACCCGCTATGTAATCAGGTGTGTGATAAACGTCCATGTTAGGACTGTAAGAACCTGAATAAAGTAATTGACTTCCTGAAGTTCTATCATTCACATTAAAAGCAGTAATAGGGTAAGGCTTGTTTGTTCTAGTGTTTCCCCAATCAGCACTTATAAAGTAAGTGTCAATCTTTCCTAGCTCATTCGGTCGTCCTGCTCTTACTCGTTCTACAGGTACGTGATACAGCTCAACTATTTCTGTTCTTTCTCTATTCCATACAATATGCAATGCGTATGCTCCCTGAAGCTTAAAATCAAAAGCAACTTTCTTAATTACTTGGTGTAAACTTTCATTTGAGTTAGCGTGTCTTAAAAACTTTTTAAGTTTAACATAAGTTTCTAAATTAATAGCGTCTTCTTCTTCACAAACTAAGTCTTCTCCTGCTATCATTTCAGCAGTCTGATTAACGATTGCAGCGTGTGTACTAGAATTGTAATATAAGTCAATTAAGAACTGAGGGTAAAGGTTTCTCCAATCTTCTGTTCCGTATTCTATATAATCACGACCTTTTACTTCCTGTATTACAGGTGCAGTCTGAGTTTCTAAATTTATACTTAAAATTTTATCATTCATATTATTATTCTTTATACCATTGTGATGTACTCAATATTTCAAGTATTTCTTCATGGTTGTATTGTTGCAAACCTACTAAAAATGCAGGAATATTACCTGTAAATTTTAATACACATTTTGTTGTATTTAGTGATAACCTTAATGTTTTTAAACTTGTTTCTTGAACAAGGCTAAAATCAATTAAGTTTGCATTTATCATTTCAAAAATTACGTATTTCATATTTTATAGTTTAAGGTACTGTTGTGCTAAATGTTGTTCCATTTGTTAAAGTACCTGCATAACTACCAACTAATGATGTTGTTGTTGTACCTGTTCCTTCTTCATTCCTCCAATATCCAACCAATCCACTTTCACCAACTAAATTCGTAGGGTTACCACTATTATAAATATCAGTAATATTTTTAACACTTGTAAATACTGAAACTTCATCTATTAAACCGTTCCAAAAATCAGTTCCTGATAACCTATTGTATCCTAAGTCAAAATTACTAGGTGTTCCCGAAAAAGTACCAAATGTTGTTTGTGTAGTGCCAAATTGCACCCCATCTATATATGCCTTTAATTCATTAGCAACTGTATCCCACGTTAAAGCTAGGTGATGAAAATTACCATCATTTTCAATACTAGATGAAGCTACTACTTGCGTATTAGTACCCCCTCCTTTATACAAGAATTTTAATTGATTTGGACCTTGTAAATATATTATAGTTATTTGATTATTAGAACTAGAATACCATTTAAAAACAGGAGCATTTATACTTGTAGTGTTAAGTTTTACCCATGCACTAAACGTTCCTTTTTGCACATCAAATATTGTTTTGGCAGTACCTAAATCCACAAAATCATCTGTTCCATCAAAACTTAATGAAAATAAATTACTAAATGTTACAGGGTTATTACCTGCTCCAATACTTTGCCCTAGTTTAAGTGCTAACATTATATAACTTGGTCGTAGTAACAAATAGCTAAACCACTTGTCAAAGTGATAGCTGTGCATTGAAGAAATAAAGTTGTTCCTGCAGGTATAGTCGTATGTAGACTTGCTGCTGCTGAACCTGTACCTGTTTGAATATTAGAAGCTGCTATTGAAGCTATTACACTTTCAGTAACAAAGTAAATTGCGTAATAATCTTTACCTGTCATTGCTGTTGTTGTAATAACATCACATCTATTTTTCCCTAGTTGCTCAGTTAATAATTGTTGTACGTTTTCTATTGCCATTTTTTTTTATTTTATTGTCCGT